CCATATTAGGACTCCTTAATCTTTGCGAACGTAGATTGCCATTGCGCCGCCAGTTAAAGCAACCTGGTCGATGTCACCATAAACGGTCACACCAGCGTTGAATGTGGCTGCGGTTGTAGCGCCACTAATAACAAGAGTAGCTGTGGATAATGTAAGAGCAGTTACCGCATCGTAGCTTCCAGTATTAGTGGAAGCTGACGATGCGATAATTGTTCCAGCATTACCAAGCGTAAGGCGGGATAGAAGTCGCATACAATTAGGTGTGTAGTGCGATTCTGTAAGACGTTCCGTTGAGCGTTACGTTCAAGGACGCAGGTGAAGTAGCAACAGTATTAACTGTGCCACCGCTGGAGCTTGCCGTAAACTCAATGACGTTTGTCTGACCTTGGGTGTCAAAGCGGATAGCTTTTCCCTTGGCCTTGCGTTGGCTTCGTACAAATTCATTTGCCATATTATTTTCTCCTTATAGCCGCACGTTTGATGCTATCTGGCGTGAAGTTACTTTTGAATCTACTGCCAAGCTTTTGTTCCTGGCGATAGTACCCCTTCAATAGATTTGTTTGATTGACTCCCAGCGGGTTGTCGAGGGGTTCGCCAACCCCCACTAGGCTCAATCTTTTCGGAACAGTGAATCGTTTAAGGTAACGAGGGACAGAATCCCTTTCGGCCACAGCCTTTTCGAGTTCGACAACTTTCCCATTTCTGGTGTCTTCGTACTCGTAAATAGGCATTAGCTATAGTTTTCCTTATCCGACTCCTCTGCCATCTTCATCATCTTTTCCTCTTCGGACATTGAGTTCTCGCCTTCGGCCATGTCTTCCGACTTGTCCTTAGACTCGCTCTCGCTCATAGCGTGTTCCACATTAACGTGGGCAACGCCATTTTCGATCATGTCAATTGTTCCAGAGAGTTCCACAGAATCGCCAACTTCTGGCGAAACATTCTCGCTACCATCGTTCATTTCGAACTTGGAAACGGGAAGCATTACCATTCCAGATTTAGCCATTTTATTCATAGGTTTTTCAGATGAGGAAGAGGCTGGGGAGGTTTTGTCCTCCCCAGCATTCCGAGGACTCATAGTGATTACTAGAGTACCCATTTTAACTATTAGCTATAGTTGGACTTCGCAACGATGACTCGGAAGAACCGAGGATCAAGTTGTTTAGCCGCATAGAACGTCTTGAAAGACGCTACGATGCGCTGTCCATAAGGATCGCTCTTGTCGGGAGCATCTAGGATCGACACCTTCGGAGCGAAGGGCGAGCCAGAGGCTGCCAACGAGGACAAGCTAGGAACACCAAACGCGCCACCACCGAGGAGGACGTTTGCGTAACCAGTGTTAACACCAGTTGTTCCAACGCTGTTCTCTGCGATACCAGAGGCAGAGGTATTGAAGGTCTGAACGTTGGTCGAAGAGATGACCGAAACGCCAAACAATTTACCGATCTCACCTTTGAAGATGGCTTCGGGATTCGAGTAGCTCGAAACCTTCAACCAATCATCGTCCTGCTGCAAGTCACGGATAACGGCAGGATGCGCAACAAGCGCGTAGCCGTCCTTGATCTTAGGAGCGCGGGCGATGAACAACGAAGTCGCACCATCGAGCAAGTCGGTGGCGGTCATTGCGCTGTTAGCAATGGAGCTAGTAGCCCAAGTCGTGCCATTCGTTGTGTTTTGAGCATAACGAGCGTAGGACTTGACTGCTACACCAGTACCAGTGCTGGTCGAGGAGTCCTGCACCAACGCGCGGTGACACAGAGTGTCAGCGTGGAGGGCGGCATCTTCGCCAAGTTGCTTAGTGGCCTGTGCAAGATGGGAAAATAGCTCTGTAGCTAAAACCACATCGGTCAAAATAATTTTTGAACCGTACTGCACCAAGGTTGCTTCCACTGAGGACAGCGTGAGATCGCGCTCGTCACCAGAAGAAGGAGTCGTTCCTTCCGACAAAGCGGAGATCGCAGAGATGCTGGGATCACCGAATCGGAAGAATCGGATTGTTTTGTTTCCACCCGTTTTTGTCGGGTAGGGGGATTTCATTGCAAATTGCTCCATTTGGAGCAATGGGATTGCACGTTCCAATAACGCCTTCGAGAAGTACGTCTGGAACTGTGCGCTGACTGAACCAGTAGTTACCATATAATTAAGTATCCTTGTTTGTTATGACTACTCAACCTCTGTCAACTTCGCTTGCCATTTTCATCAATTCACGTTCTTGCTCATCTAGAGTTAGTTCGTGAAAAGCTTTAGTCTTGGCAGGACCTTTTGGTTGTCCAGACGCTGGAGTAGTCGCTTTTCTGAGTTGAGAAAGTTCTTTCTCATACTCTGCAACCTTCTTCTTCAAGTCGGAGGCGGACTCCGCTTGGAGCTTCACCTTGGCAATTCCAACCGCATCCTTGATACCAGCTGGGTAGTTACGCAGGATTGCGTGGTTTTGCAACATTTCCGATACGGCTTTATAGAGAGTGCTATTTGAATCTTTGAGTTCTGGATTTGCTTCTACTTCATCAAGCAAATTTTTATCCCAAGCAGACTTTAGTTCCGCTTGAGTCTTCTGCTCGACCTCTTTCCTTTCCTCAACTTCAATGTCACCAGCTTTTTGTTCGGCAAGTTTTGCAAGATCGTCACGGCCTTCATCACGGTAGCTCTTTGCTGCTTCCCTATAATCTTCCGCGCTAAACTTGCGACTGCTCGATTTTGTCTCGCCTTGAGGAGTTTCTGAAGTCTTCCTAGCCCTTTCAGCCTCGATCTGCTCACGCTCTGCTTTGATTCTGGCTTTCTCTGCTCGGACATCTTCCCACTCCTTCTCAAGTCGTGACTTAGCCTTCTCGTAACGGGTAGGCTTCTTTTCGGAAGCCGACTCCGACTTGTCTTCTGAAGATTGCGTTGTTAAAGAACTTTTGGCTTCCTCGGATTTCTCCTTGGTCGCTGAAACCTCATCCGAGGCTTCTAGTTTTGTTTGTTCGGCTTTATCAGCAGGCGCGGGGTTCTGCTCGTTATCTCCGCTGGCCTTTTCTGTAGCTTCCGTTTCTACTTTGGCTTTTTCGTCTTCCTTGGGAGTAGGACTAAAGTCCCGTCCTTCGTCAGCCGCTTGCGCCATCGCCAATACATCCGCTTCAGTCAGGTTGTTTGAATCCGCCATTTTGACCCTTTCTTACACTTTTCGGTAGGGAGTCATTCTACCTAAAGGTTAGTCGGCTACTGGTTCATCCGATCCATCCCCATAGCCTGGAATGGCGGAGTTAAGTTTTTGGGATGCGAGCGATTCTAAGGTCGCAACACACCCAC